ACCAGCGGAGCGACTGGCCGCGTGTTGGCCAGCGACACGGGCGTGATCGTCCTTGGTCGCGTGTCGGGGACGTTCCAGTCCGGAGAGGCCCTGCGAATCTCCGGCGTGACCGTTGCCACGGCGACGAGCGCGGCCAATCAAAGCGGAGCGCCCAGTCCGTCGGACGATGCGGACGACCGTTTGCTGGCCGCGAACGACCGGCGCGCCGACATTCTCACGGTGCCGGGCAGCGGCGCGATCCGAGGCGGCTTCGTTCTGAACGACATCTGCTACGTCTTCCGCGACAACGCGGGCGGCACGGCGGGTGCCCTGTACAAGCAGACCGCCTCGGGCTGGTCGCAAGTGACCTTTGGGCGCGAGCTGCAATTCGACGGTGCCACCGGCCAGATCAGCGACGGCGATACGGTGACGGGCGCGCTGTCCGGAGCCACGGGCGTCGTCAAGCGCGCCTTGCTGCGCACGGGTACGTGGTCTGCCTCGGGCGTCGGTTCGCTGGTGTTCGCCTCCGTCACCGGGGCGTTCCAGGACAACGAGAACCTGCAAGTCGGCGGCGTGACCAAGGCAGTCGCCAACGGTGTCGACACGGCCATCACCCGCCAGCCGGGCGGGCGCGTGGAAGTGGTGCTCGGGAACTTCACCGGCTCGTCGACCACGAAGTACGCCTACGGCGCCGACGGCGTGAACATCGGCTTCGAGTTCGACGGCACGACGTACGTCCCGATCCGCACGGGAATGACGAGCGACACGCCCACGCACATTGCCTTCCACAAGGCGCGGCTTTTCTGGGCGTTCGCCAGCAGCCTGCAGTACAGCGGCATCAACCAGCCATACAGCTACACGCTCCTGACCGGAGCCAACGAAATCGGCGTGGGCGATGCGATCACCGCGATCATCCCGCAGACGGGTAACGCCACTGGAGCTTCACTGGGCGTGTTCACCTCGGGCAAGACCAGCATCCTGTACGGCTCGACCAATACCGACTTCAACCTCGTGCCCTCGGTCTATGACTTGGGGTATCTGGCCAATACGGTGCAGCCGGTGTCGAACAACACCTACGGCCTGACGGCCCGGGGGGTGCAGTCGCTCATAACGACCCTGAACTACGGTGACTTCCAGTACGCCGCACTGAGCTTTCTGGTGCAGCCGCTGCTCGAGCAGAAGCAGGGCTTGCAATGCGCCTCCGTCACGCTCAAGGCCAAGAACCAGTACCGCCTGTTCTTCACGGACGGCACGGGGCTGGTGTTCGGCCTGACGGGCGAACAGCTCTCGGGGATCTTGCCGCTGAATTACGGCATGCCGGTGCGCTGCGCGTGGACGGCCACGCTGTCCACGGGCGAGGAAGTGTGCTTCTTCGGCTCGGACGATGGCTACGTCTACAAGGACAACGTTGGCACGAGCTTTGATGGAAACGAGATCGAGGCGTGGATTCGACCGGCCTTCAACAACCTGAAGTCTCCCCGCGTGCGCAAGCAGTACCGCCGTGCGGTGCTTGAAGCCTCGTGCGACGGCTACGCGCAGATCAATCTGTCGTACGACCTCGGCTACGCGAGTTCTGAGCTGGCGCCAGCGGCCTTGCAGCAGGACCAAGCCATCGGAGGTGGGGGCGGGTACTGGGAGCAGTTCACCTGGGAGTCCTTCACATGGGATGCGCCCGTGGTGGCCGAGCCGCAGCTGTCCATCGACGGCACAGAAAACAACATCAGCCTGCTCGTGTACAGCAACCGCGCGCAGGACGACTCCCATGTGATCGAAGGCGCAAGCCTGCTGTACACACCGCGCCGTCTGACGAGGTAACTGGATGAGCAACAACTTCTACACGCCGTCGGGTGAGCCGAGCGCATCGTCCCGCGGGCGCTCGTCGTCAGTGCGCGACGAGTTCACTTCCGTCGCCGCCGGATTCACGGAAGTGCAGGATGTCGCTACTGCGGCGATCAATGGATCGGCGACGGCGGGCGTCGACACAGGCACGGCCAACCAATACGCCGTCACTGTCGGCACGGTGGATGCAGCGAGCTACGTCAGCGCGTATGTCGATGGCTTGACGATTCGGTTTCGCACCAGCAGCCCGAACACGGGCTCGTCGGTGATCAACGTCAATTCTCTGGGGAACAAGTCGATCCTGCGGCGTGACGGCACGGCCCTGCAATCCGGCGACATCCTTGCGAACTCGTGGAGCACGCTCACCTATAACAGTGCTGCGGGCGCGTTTTATCTCGTCATGGGCCTGCAGGGATCAACGGGTACGAGCGGCGCATCCGTGCCGCAGCCCTACGAAGAGCGAACCAATTCGGTCGCGCAGTTGGGCAATGCCGACTCGGCCAAGCAGATCAAGATCACCGGCAGCGGCAATTCCACGCAGACGTTCGATTCCGTCGCGAACCTTTCTTCCGGTTGGTTCGTCACCTACTGGAACGGCACGACGGGCTATATCCAGGTCACCGCCGACGGCGCGACGTACCGGATGTACCCGGGCGAAGAGCGCGTTTTCTATGCGGACAAGGTGAACAACCGGATTGGCTCGCGGGTGACGCGCAGCTTCATCCTCAAGGACCAGAGCGCGGGCTCATTCGTCGTGCCGCCCACAGGATGCGGATACAGCGTACTCGTGGTGCGCGCGACCGGCTCCGGTGCAGGTGGCGGCGGCGGCGGGGGCGGTGGTTCAGGCGGTGGTGGCGGAACAAATTCTCGCGGTGGTGGCGGCGGCTCTGGCGGCGCACCCGGGCAGTCTGGTGCATCGGTGCTGCGCCGCATCCCGTTCTCGTTGCTGCCAGCGGCCGGAACGTCAATTTCGTATTCCCCGGGAGCGCCCGGCACGAAAGGTTCCAAGGGCACCGGTGGTGCCGGGGCGACATCGGGAAATAACGGTAACAACGGCACTTCCGGGGCAAGCGGTGCTGCTGGCAACCCTACGACATTCGGCTCGACGACAGACGTCTGGTACGTCACGGCGGCGGGGGGCGCTTCGGGGACGAACGCTGGCAACAACGGCACAGGGGGCACCCCAAGTGGAGGTGGCAGCGGTGGTGCGGCGGTGACCAACAGCGCATCGACCACAGCCGCTGCAATTACGGGCACGGGCGGCGCCATCACGACGGCCACGCTGAACGGAACCGCATCAGTTGCGGGCTCGACGCAGACCTCGACAACCGGCGCGGCGGGCGGTGCAAGCGGCGACAGCTCCGTAGGCTTCGCGCTGGCGGTGGCGCGCTCAGGCGCATCCCTTGCACCCGGCGGAGCAGCTAACTCCAACGCCGCCCCATCGCCCGGTAACAACGGCACGACGCCATCGGCGGAGACGAGTCCCGGCGTCGGCGGCCTCGGAGGCGGAGGTGGCGGCGGATCGCCGGGTGTGATCAGCGCGGCTACCGGCAAGGGCGGCGACGGCGGCGACGGCGCCAACGGTGGCCCCGGCGAGATCGAACTCTGGGCGGAATGACGATGCAGCGACATGCCATCGTGCAACACGGCCGCGTGGTGCAGGCCACCATGATTCGCGACGGCGACGCCGAAACTGCGCAGGCGCTCGGTGCGATCCCGTGCCCCGAGTGGGTTTCGGTGGGTGATCGCTACGACGGCGCGGTCTTCACCGCAGGAGACGCGCTGGCGGTGCCTGCGTCCGTGCCGCGCCGCCAAGCCATGGCCGTCCTCATCAAGTATGGCCACGACACCGAAATCGACAACTTGCTCACGCAGCAGGTTTCGCAGGCCGAAGGCAGCGGAGACCAGAGCGCGATCCTGGCGGCGAAGCTGGCCAAGAACGACTGGCTGGAGTCGCAGGAATTCCAGCGCGCATGGCCCACGCTGCAGGCCGTGAGCCAGCTGCTCGGGTGGACTTCCGAGTACGTCGACCAACTGTTCATCGAGGCCAAGACGCTATGAACTCCATCCGCGCCAAGTTCCTTCTCACGCTGGCCAACCTGCGGGAAATCCTCATCGCCATCGACCAGCTGGGCAACGTGCTTCTATGCACGCTCACCATGGAGCAGTCGTGGAGCGATGAAACCCTCAGTGCCCACACCTGGCGGATGTATCGCGACGGCAAGCCGTGGGGCCGCATCTTCATGCCGCCGATTGACTGGATGTTCTCGTGGCAAAGCCAAGAAGAGGTGTTCCTCGACGAGAACGGCCAGCCGATTACCGGCCATTGCAGGCGCGCGTACATGAAGGAGCGAGCGCGCGACTACTTGCCAGTTGAATACCGCGACACGAAAGGACAGCCGTGAGCCACGAAACCGCATCCCGGACCGCATCGACGGTCACGTACACGGGAGCGTCGCTCTCGGTGAGTTCCGCCGCCGCGGGCACTGTTATTCCGCCCGGCGCTCAGGAAACAGTGCTGGGCCTGACGCTTAACCAGTGGACGGTGGCCGGCATCGTCTTCGGCATGTTGACCGCGCTGGCTGGCCTGCTGGTCAACCTGTACTTCCAGCGCCAGCGCCTGAGGCTGGAGATGCTGCACATCAATCAAGCGCACCCTGACGGCGACTGACGCCCGTGGCGCGTGACATTCAGATGATCCCGGGCAACACTGACCCGGGCCGCTACCGCAACTCCATCCTCAGCGTCGCCATGCTGGCGCTGATCGCGGCCGGTGCGAGTGCACCGACGCTGCTTGGACAGTTCCTCACTGAAAAGGAAGGTTCGCGCCTTGTGGCCTATCAGGACGGCGCGCACATCTGGACCATCTGTCGCGGACTGACGGTCTACCAAGGCAAGCCGGTGTATCGGGGGATGCATCTGTCGCAGGCCGAGTGCGACGCTGCGGATGCCGCATTCATCGCTCGTGACCTCGCTGAAGCGGAGTCGATCGTGCGGCCCGATGTGTGGGCGCGCATGTCCGAGCCAGCCAAGACCGCCCTCGGCGACATGGTGCACAACCTGGGCAACGCCAAGGCCCGCGATTCCAGAGCCGTGCGCCTGCTCAACGCTGGCAACGTGAACGATGGCTGCGCGGCCATCACGCTGTGGATCCGCGACGCAGGCCGCGATTGCCGCAAGGCAGGCAGCAACTGCCAAGGCCAGCCCATTCGCCGCATGCAGGAGGACGAGTTATGCCTGATCGGCAATGCGCCCTCTGCGGCGCAGTAGGTCACACCGCGCCGCACTGTCCGTGGAGGACTGAATGCTCTTCTCACTACTCGATCCCCGACTTTGGCTGGCGGTGGCATTTGCTATCGCCGTGTCCGCAGGCGGGGCTTACTTCAAGGGGCGCCACGATGGACGATTACTGGAACGAGCCGACACCGCCGCTGCTGTTGCGCAAGCCAACCGGGAAGCTCGAAAGAATGAGCAACTGCGCCAGGATCGCGTGGACGAAGCTGCAAGGGTTGCCGCCGCCCGCGAAAGGGGCCTTGTGGCTGACGCTGCTCGTGCTCGCAGCTTGTCTCTCGGGCTGCGCGACGACCTCGATGCCCTCCAGCGAGCCAGCACGCAATCCCTCAGCGCCGCCCAGCAGGCTCTCGCCGCAACCTCCGAACTACTCGCAACGTGCAGCCAGCGATACACAGAGCTGGCGGCAGAAGCTGACCGAGCTGATCTCGAAGCTCGCGAGCTGAGGCAAGCGTGGCCTAAATAACTGGAGTCACCTTCATGCGCCTCTTCATCATCGCCGCAGCGCTCGCGGCAGGGTCGGCCGTTGCCGCCTATAGCAACGACACGATGGTTGCCCGAAGGGGCGGCGACGCCGTGCGGCTGTGGGATGCGCCGTGCACGTATGAGGATGTGACCAAGCGAATCAAGCCGGAACACCGAGACAAGTTCCGCCGCGCGCAAGCCACGATCTCCAAGCAGCAGTTCCTTGCGTGCTGGATCGTGGACCGCGAAGGCGTGTTCCTGATGTACGACGACGGCGACCAGGCGCTGATCCCCATTTCCGAATTCAAACCCGATCAAGGAGCCTGATCAATGGCGACCACCGGATATGTTGACCCCAAGTGGGGCGCTGCGCCAGCGGGCGGCTCGTACTCGCTCGACCCTCAAAAGGGCTGGGTGCCGATGCAGCCCACTATCAATGCGTCCCAGCCCGCGGGGTCGACGACGAGCCCCACGGGCATCATCAATCAGGGTATTGCCAGCGGCTACAAGTTCGTTCCCAACACGGGCAACACGGACACGGTGGTGGGCGACAAGTTCATGGGGCAATTGCAAACAGGCGCTGACTCGTACAACAAGGCGACGGGTCAGAACCTGACGGCGCAGCAGTACGACCAGATGATCTCGCCGAACAGCTGGCAAGCCCGCTGGAACGCCGACGGCACACCCAAGACGTACAGTGCCTCCGACTACATCACCCCCAAGGTCAATGACCTCTCGATGGGCGCATCGGGTGCCTCGCCCAACGGGGCAACGGGAAACGCCTCCGGCTCTGGCATCGTTGGTCGCGCCTCGGGTTACGCGCCATGGAATGTCACCAAGGACCAGACGGTGGAGGGCCGCATCCAGAGCATCGTGAACGGTGCGATCGGAACGCAGGCAAAGACGGACGCGACCGAGCAGATGGCGGCCCGCGGCTTGCAGAACTCGGACCTTGCCATCAGCGCGGGTGAGCAGGCGGCGTATGCGGCTGCCGTGCCGATTGCGCAGGCGGACGCCGCGACGGCAGCCAAAGCCGCCGGCTACGACGCGGACATCCAGAACCAGATGACGATGCAGGGCAACCAGCTGGGCAGCCAGGAAAAGATCGCCCAACTTCAGTCCGACACGCAGCGCTACGGCTACGACACGAACGCAGCGACGCAGAAGTACACGGCGGACCTCAACGCCCGGTCTCAGCAGCTCATCGCCGGAATGGACAACGACAACCGCGTGCAGATCCAGCAGCTGCAAAACGACAATCAGCGTCTGCTTCAGACCAACAGCAACGCGGCCAGTGCGTTCAACCAGTCCATGGTGGCCGTTGCCAACATCGAGCAGAACGACAAGATGGACGCGAACGCGAAGACGCAGGCCATCGCGCAGATCATGCAAAACCTGCAGCAGCAGCTCACGACGCTGGGCAAGGTGTCCAGCATCGACCTGTCGGGCACTCTGAACTTCGCGAGCATGCCGGGCTTCGATGCACAAGGGCATTGGGTAGGCTTCGGCGGTTCGTCGGCGGGCAGCGGCGCGGGAAGTACCAGCGACAGCGGCTACCAAGGTCCGGTCTTCCAGCCTTCCAACTGATGATCACCTTCGCCCGCGAACTCCTGTGCGAGTGCGTGCAGGAGGTGCAACCGCTTTTGGAAAAGCACTACGACGAGCTCACGCTTCGCAAGGACATTGTGAAGCTCGATCCACAGTGGAAAGAGTACGCGCTGCTCGAGCAGCTGGGCCGCTTCGTGGTGTTCACCGCGAGGGACG